TTAAACCAATTACCCTTAAAACCTTTAGTGGCACCCTGCAAAGCGTCACCACCGCTACGCTTCAAAGTCTGATCCAAGCCACCTTCATACACGTGGCGTGCCGCCATTTGTAAATCTTTAGTAGCTAAACCAGTAGCTCCTTTAGTGCTGAAGTTCATGTCCATTAACTTTTTGACATCGCCAACCGTGTCAGCGTCAATAGTTATTGTGAACACATCAGACCAAGACTGTGGTTTCTTAGCTCCAACAGTCACAGGAGTCACTAATCCTCCCATAGGAGGAGGAGTGGTTCCTGTAGAAGCAACAAAACCTTTACCGCCCTTACCACCATACTTACTTAAATCAATAGTGATACTGCCATCAGCTGCCCTCTTAACAACATTAGATGTACCGCCAGCGATATCATCAACTGCTCTTAAAAGAACATCATCAGCAAAAGAATCAGTTAACTGCAAAGCCTTTAACTGTCTAACACCATCATCACCAAGACTGCGTATAAGATTCTGACGGACAGCACTCTTAGCTATCTCACGACCACCGCCCTTAACAACAGCTCCCGCAAGAGAAACACCTTTACCAACAAGACCAAGGTAAGTAAGAGGATCGAGAGCTACGTCGCCTACGAAACCGAGAGTACGCGCACCCCACTTCTCCCACCAAGCGTCACCTTGAAGAATGTCGAAGTCATGCAACAAGTCGCCGAAGAAATATCCTTCATCGACTTGTCGTTTGTAATCAGCACCACTCCAACCGTCACCAGAAACCCAGTCAACAGTTTCTTTTATTCCACTAACCACACTACTTAAAGGTTTAGTGGCACCCATTAAGGCTTTCATTACAGGACCTTCAGAGAATCCCATCATTGCTTTGTCAAATCCGCTGAGTCCAGCTCTGAAAGATTTTTCTCTAGCCCACTCCACGCGAGGTTGAACAGGGGAAATAGTAGTGCGCCCTAGTTTTAAACTTGGTAAGGGTTGCCCTGGTTGCCATTGTTGTTGAGTGATACCTAAAGCAGATGAAGCCATTCCTCTTGTTTTAGTGTCAGGAACAGACGGCTTTATATTTTTTAATGAATTAGCTAGATCACTTCTAGTTGGTTTTTGTGGAGGTGTTGCCATAACATTTTAACTAGCGAGAACCCATTTGCCATTTTCGTATACCATCTGTGCATTAGGAGATGGTCCTACTCCTGGTCCATATTGTCCAAGCTGTAAAGGATCAACAGAAGAATCGTACTGTTGCCATCCTTCTTGAACCATAGCTTGTGCCTGTTGCTCCATGCTTTGAATAGCTTTAACAGCAGATTCAATCTGAGCAATCTGGAATTGCGACATAGGATTTGGACCGCCGATACTATTCTGTTGGAATGTAGCTAAATAATCTGTCAAATTTTTATCAAAGTCACCTTCACCTTGTTTAGCTGCACCATTAGCCTGTAAAGCTATACCAATAATCTCATCTTGGAAGCCCATAGATTTCAACTGACCAACAGTTGTAGCTGCTTGAGCTGCTTCAGCGGTAGCTTGAGCATCTTGAGCTGCGATCTCATTTCTTCTGAACTGATCTTCAATCTCGTAACGAGCATCTTCACGTGCTTCTAAACGTTGCTGCTCCCAAGCAGCTTCAGTAGAAGTAATCCTTCTAGTAAGATCACCAAGCAAAGCCTGAGCAATAGCTTGCTGTTTACCAGTATCGAACTCTCCTTGACGCATCTTCTCCTGAAGCAAAGCTTGCGCTTCTTCAGGAGCAAGATCAGCCAAAGTATCAGAAAGCTTAGTAGCTATCTCTTGACCGATACGGAACTCTTCATCACCCAAAATTTGTTTAGCATCCGCGGACATTAACTCAGGAGAAGCTCCACGTTCAGCGCCAAGCATGTTAGCCACAGCGTTCAACCTGTTCATAACATCAGCAGAAGAAGTAGCCTGACTGCCAGCCAAACCAGAAGTCAACTCAGCTACAGCCTCATACTCGTCAGTAACCTGCTCACCCAAATCAGCTCTAGCCTGCTGTTGTCTCATAGCGGTAGCATCCTTGTAAGCGTTACCTCTAGCTATAGTTTCACCTGTAATACCAGCAGCCTGAAGAACTCTGTCAGCTTCTAAAGTACCGATACTTGTTCTTAAAGCATTAGCTATATCAGTTATTTGAGATTCTCTACGCCCAACAGCCTCAGTTAAAGTCTTAGTGCGAGCTTCTGATCTAGCATTAGCAGCGTTACGCAACTCAGTGAACATCGTTTCTATTTCAGGTCCATAATCAGGGGTAGTAGGCTCATCGAGGATCGTGCGAATCTCATCTTCAGCGATTATAGGTTCAAAGAAACCTTCAGGAACTGTAGAAGCATCATCAGAAACAACTACTTCTGAATCGCCACTAGGAGTAGCAATTTTTTCTACTACCTCATCAACAGATTCAGTCATAGTTTTACCATCATCCACACCAAAGAAATCTGATAACTCTTCCTCAGACAAGTGACCGAAAGCATCTTCGAATTGTTGCAAAGGAGTCTTAGGATACGGAGGGTTATAAGGAATCTCACCTGGTCCAAAAGTACCTTCTCCGAATTGTTTATTAGCTCCAGAGATCATGTCATCGAATTGTTGAGTACCACCCATAGGCATCTGTGGATTAGGACCATACATAGAAGGAGTCCCACCACCATAAATAGAATTGTTAATAATCTGAGAAGCAGGACTGCTACCTTGATAAGTATTAAAAGCATCTGCCATAGCTTGACCAGCAGCACCACCAACAAGACCTGAAGCGGCAAGATTCCCAGAAGGAATACCACCTCTCTTTACATAACTTGGACCTACATTAGGATTATTAGAAGTGAACCCCCTACTAGCAGATCCTGTAGGGATTCCAAGTCCATCAACAATGTTTTGAATTATAGGTTTAGTTAAATTATTATTTCTATTACCGTTTATTGTGTCTATAGGGGAACCATCTATATTGACACGTTGACCAGTAGTAGGATCAGTTCTAATATCATCACCTAGCTTGTCGCCAATCCAGCTGATCTTGTCACCAACCCAGTCAGTGAAACCACCTTTAGGATCAGTAACATATGTAGCTCTCATCTCTGGAGTTGTCATCAGATTAGCCCCTTAAGAGACTGAGCTAAACCAAACCTGCGTAAAGCACCAGCAATCTCATCGTCAATCAACCCACCAGAAAACTGTTCTTCCAAAGCCAAACGTTGCTTATCCAACTGTCTGCGAGCCTCTTCAATTTGCGCACCCAAGCCATACATGCCTAGTTCACGCGCACCCTCAAGACGCTCACGACCACGTTTATGCAACCCAGAATCTATCATCCCACGCTTATTAAAAGCCCCTGGTAAAGAACGAGCTAAGTCTTTATACTCACGACGTTTCTGAAACTTTTGCAAAGCTTCATTACGATTGACGGCTTCACGCGCTTCTTGGATTTCGGATAACCCATATCCGTAATCCACAGCACGCATAGTCCTTCCTCTGGAAGGATTAGTTACACCGCCATACGCCATTAGTTAAAAACCTGACTCGCAACAACAAGTGTGGCAGTATCTACAACAACATTGAGAGTAACAGCTCCGCTGCTGCCACCTCCGCTTAGTGCAGTTCCAGCACTCACATCTGAAATGTCGCCTGTAGAAACCTGATCTACCCTCTGAGAAATCCTCTGTACAGTCATAATGTTCCTTATCCAAAGTAAGTAATGTGAATAGTACTGCTAGAAGAAACGCGAATGAATTTCACATCCGACAAATCATCTTGGTACAAATCAATAACACTATAAGGATTGATGTAATGACCTACAGAAGCAGTAGGAGTACCCCACCTCATTCTTATAGGTTCAGCACCATTAGTTACCATTGCGGCTACCGCACCAGTAGGTGTAGTACCTTGTATCGCAGTTCCTGCGACAGTAACAGCTTCATCACCTATAGCAGAACCATAAGAGGAAGCGTTTAATCTTATTCCCATTTAATTTCGCCTTCCAAACATATTCATATTTGTTATCATTTGTAATTCTTCCAATGTCTGCGACAATTTCCGAAGTTCGTACTCAATACTTACGGCGTTTTGTCCCAAAAACTTGTGAGAAGGTCTGTATAATGTGGGCGCTGACATCTACTCTGCTGCTTTTGCTGCCGCTGTAGGAGGATCATCAGGGAAAACAACTTCGGATACCCTGCTGAAACCAGCAGGCAGGTCACGTAGTTCTTGTCTGTATGTCGCCCATTCCTCAGCGGTGTGTGCGCCCAAACTAGCGTCTGCTATTTGAGTCCAATCGCTTGCCTTTAACAAACTATCTCTTTGTATTCTTATGTGGTGAAAATCTAGATCAAATGCTTCTCGATCAGCCAAAATTGCGGCTATCTCATCATCTGTGAGTTCCATCCTTTCACCATTAACATATTTATATTTCGGATCTGACATTATTACTCCTTATGCGTAACCGTTTATTCCATATAGTGTTGCAGTACTGTACTGTTTGAAATCGTCTCCAGTAGTGGTGCTAATCGTTATTTGGTTTATAGCCGCAGTTTGCGCCCACATACCAGCAATCACGTACATATACCAATGACCTGTAGTATTAGAATCACTAGGAGAACCATTATTAACTATGCACGTTTTGAACGTGTCAGTATTCGCATAATTCGGTATCCAAAACTCGGTAGCACCAAAATAATCTTGAGCGCCTGCTTGATCGGCAGGCATCCTCGGATAAGCCATAAAAGTTGGTTGAGCGCCTGTGGTTTGTTGTTCATCAGCAACTGAACTTCCACTAATTGAAGCATAAATATTTGTGTAACTGAAATTTGTAGTCACACCATTCAACTGGCATTTCCAAGCCTGCTGTTCTGCACTAGCATCACTTCTTATAGACAAAAGCCCATACAAATGATCGTAAGAAGCAGGAATGCTAGTCCAATCGATCAATGTCGCATTTCCTGAACTTAACTCTGTGTGATTTATTACATTCCAAACTGCCATTATGAACTCTTTATCCCATACAATGTTGCTGTTGTGCCTCTCATCAAACCATAAGTAGAAACATAAAGTCTGATTACGTCAAGAGTCGCTGTATTCTCCCACACTCCACAACCATTCCAAACAATCCCATACGCAGAATCTGATGTTTGTGTCTGATTTTTTGTTAAAACAGTTTGGAACTTATTAGTGTTTGTGTAATCAAGAAAATCTATAATAAGCGTTCCGTATAAAGGCACTTGTGAATTAGAAGTGTATCCAGGAGTTTTACCACACCATAATCCGTTAGTTGAACTACTATCAGCGTAAGCGTTTTCACTCCCTGTCTGCATGTACATCGTTTGTACTCGGTAATTAGTGCCTGTGTCTACACTCCCGCCAGTTCCTATTCTGATATTTTGACCATCAATATGACCGTAAGGATCACCCCTTTTAACGCTTGCTACTAAGCGGAGATGCTCATAGGTTGCAGGAATGGAAGTAATATCCAAACTTGAAGCAGGTTCTTCCATGTAAGTTGTGCTTATCGCTTCAAAAACTGCCATTATGAAACCATCCTTGGGAGGCAACCAAATAAATCAAAACGTGAATACTCTGAAATGTTAGCCCCTGAAGATGCCCGACATTTTATTGATGTAATAGGTGTCTGCCTTTGAGCCGTTACACCTGCCATACCCATATGTCCTCCTGCGGCACCTGTGTCCATAGCGGCTTGTGACCATGCGCTTTTAAACTTTCCAGAATTTATGTCATTAAAAAGCATGGTAGCACTAGCGAAAACTCCGCTAGTGTCAGAAGTTCCAGGTGCTTCAAGAGCAAGTATAGGGTAACCAGCCCAAGTGATACCACTTATAGTACTACCATCAGTATCAAATCGACTAGACCAATACTCTGCTGTGTAACTAGAACCTGTGTAAGTAACTGCATTTGGTTCGCAGATTACTGTTGAACTGCCACTATTGCCTGTGTGTAAATGGGCGACAATCATTAAATCCATGTATTGCGACCAGTCGTTAGCACCTGTGGTACTTGTCCATGTTATGTTACTTGTACCTCCAGAACCTATTATGGAAGTTTGAATGGCAACCCACGCTTCTGTATCGGTGAGAACGCCATTAACTATGTAATCAGGAACTGCTGTATTAACGCTAGTTGTCATGCCGCCACCACATATCTGATTATCACAATTCCATCACTACCAGAACCAGAATAATTTGTTGTGGAAACAGATGAAGTACCGCCCCCACCAGAACCAGTATTAGCAATTCCACTATCAGCGGGAGCGCCAGCAGTTGCTTCAGTTTTGCTAGTTCCTGCACCACCTAAAGTTTCAGAACCGCCGTGATTCACACCACCTGCGCCACCTGCTTGAGAACCGCCTGATGATCCGTTTTCACCGCCACCGCCTCCACCAGCGGCATAATTTCTATCAGTAGCACCTATGCCGTAACCTGTGTAACCTGTACCACCATTACCACCAGTAGAACTTGTACCAGCAGAACCAGCACCATAGATTCCACCGCCACCGCCACCGCCTTGTGAACCAGCGCCACCAGCAGAACCACCATCTGAACCACCTGCACCACCAGCGGTGTTTGTGGCACCGCCACCTCCACCACCGCCACCACCTGCGGATGCGGCAGTAGCAACACTACCGCCGTAACCACCACCAGTAGATGACACACCTAAAGCAGATGAATTGCCCCCTTGTCCACCTACTGCTTGTGTACCAGCAGCGGCGCGAGCGCCGCCTGCACCAACAGTAATAGTGTAAGGACTTGAAGCAATATCAACAGTTACAGTACCTGAAGCGGAACCGCTTGCATAATTGCGAGCGCCTGAACCGCCACCACCGCCAGCGTTCCATGTATAGCCAATACTGCCACCGCCACCGCCAGCGACAACCATGACATTTACGTCAGCGGAACCAGATTCAATAGTAAACTTGCCAGAACCCCTGAAGGTATGAACACGATATGTTGTGCCAGAATCCTCATATTGAGTGATAACCCCACCGAAAGCAGTAAAACCTGATGCTGCGCTAAGAGCGCCATTCATCCAATCCGAAACAGCCGTAGACGGATTCGCCCTCGGCAAATCCTTCCGAGCCTTCCACGTAGAAACCGCAGTACTAGGGTTAGTCCTATCTTGTCGAAACACTATAAGACCTCTTAAGCAGTTATTCTATTTACAAAACCATTGATGTTAACAACATTCGCAGCCGCGGCAAAAGCCTTAACTACAAGACCATTCTGCAAAAGCAGACCAGGGCATACAAGCACCCAACCTGATTCGGCTGTAATGGTAATTTCTGTTAATTCATCTGGTGCTGTCGCACCACCGTATTCAATGGTCAGTTTCCTGTCCGTTGAATCAGTGTTGCAGGCATACAACCAGATTTCATCTTTGTTAGATGTACCTGATACGGCGGTATGAATAGTTGTACCAGCAGTAGCCGTAGCCGCTACCTTAATATTCTTACCGTTAGTGCCGCCTGACAGTAACTCTTTTGAATATGTCGCCATATTACCTTTCCTTTATTTAACTGAAAATTTGGTTATTCAGAATTAGTTGATCGTGGTTAGTAGTTACAGAAATAGCAGGAGTAGCGCCCCCTGTAGAAACGATAGGAGCTGTACCTGTAACAGCAGTTACTGTTCCAGCAGTAGCAGCTGCCCATTTTAAACCAGTCGCTTCAGAAGAATCTGCTGTTAGAACATAATCATTAGTACCAACCGCTAAACGTGCAACAGCATCAGAAGCAGTTGCTGCAATGATGTCGCCCTTAGCGTCAACTATGTCTTTTTGTACAACACCAGGGGTTGTATTAACAAAGGTTTCTATATCCCCAAAATTGGTATTCATCTCGCTGGCAACTATCGTTGTTCCAGCACTGAAATCGTTTGTAACTGCTAATGTCGCCATTTATCGCAATCTCCTCGGCGTGTATGTGAAAGCCAACGCGTTTACTTCCCAGTGATTATCTGTGGAAGGACCGTTGACCTTCATACTTATACTCTTTGCTGTCCCAAGTGTGGGCAAATTCACAATATCTGCTGTTAAATCTCGCGCTATTGCATCCCATTTCGCTACATATGCAGATGATTCGTCAGAATCATCCCATTTAGCGGTACCCCACCTAGAATCAGAAGTTTTCGCAGTAATAGAAAGGTTGACAGACTGCGTTTGAGCAGACTTATCATAGTCTTTATAAACATTTATGGGTAAAGTCAGCGTGGATTCAGCTGATAATACTACTCTTGGTCGCCCCCAACGCTTTTTAACAATAGCGTTCTTGCCTTGAATCCAAGGAGTAGTGAAATAAGAAGTAATATGTGTAGTAGTTGAAGAAGCATACCTGTCTGTTGCCCTGTTTTGGGCATCTTCCACATCTATTACGACACCTGTATTAGCTTCACATCCAGCGAATACAGTTGAAGAAGAATTAGGAGGTCGATACGCATACAATGGACCTGCATCAATATCTGACATAACCCAAGCACCACCCTGTCCAAGAGTCGGATCATATATAAATGTTCTTCTAGCTGTACTACCAGCTTCAGTCCAATCAACAGAAACGTAAAGCTTGTTATTACCCCAAGCTAATTGAGGAGGGTTAGAAACTAGGTTATCTATCCTGCCGTCATCTATAGCAGGAGATATTTTTGTAAACAATGGTATAAAATTTTGACCATCGTAAACATAAACCCCTTGATCCGCGTACCAAAAGAAAGTTCCATACGTAGTTGAAACAGGAGACGACAAAGGAACTGATCCAACGTCATTAGTTAAAGTAACTACTTGGAAAGAATCGGAATCAAAACCGTAAACAGCGTGAACACTATTTGTTTTAAATACCAGCAATCTGTCACCCATAGGGACTAATGCTGTAATCTGGTCACCATGCTCCCCTTTGTCAATATCCACATAATCAGACGCAGACCACTTTTCGGGATCATTCGCATTGGACCATCTGAGTCGGTACTTGTAATTGGTACTCGACTCACGCGTATTTGCCACCCAAGCAAAGTTATTCCAGAAAGCAACATATTGAGCTTGTGGGAAATTACCCGCAGAGCCATCAAGCGTTGTGCCAAGATCCGCAGCAGCAGAACCATTCCATCTAAATGAAGGCTTATCATGCGAAACAGCGTAGGCAATGTTGTTCATGGTCATTCCATAACATCTCGACCCACTGGTACGAGCTGTTATTCCAGTTATATTTGTGAAATTAACTGAAGCAGAATAAGCAACAGCTGTTCCATAATTAACCATCAGGTGATTAGTTCCACCCTCTGTGTACAAAGCCCATATGCCTTTAACGTCTGCGCTTAAAGCCGTAGTGTTTCTTCTGTCTATTCCGTCTCGTTGTCTGATCCCTCCGCGAGGGTCAACAACGACGTTGAGAAGATCAGGTGATTCGTCTTTAGCTAAATTGAACTGGTCTGAACGAAAGTTCAAACCACCAATAAAATTTTCTAAGACCTCAAGTTGAAATTCTCCACGCGCCATTACTACCAGACAATCCCACCATCATTAGCGTAACGAAGAGTTCCGAAACCAGCTAAATAACGTGAAGGTGTGCGACTGTTAGCAACCATAGGTTGAGGAGCAGGGCTGTCAGCATAACGTCTAACTACATTGTCAAGCTCTGCTTGAAACTGCATAAAGTATTGTTGCGCCATAACAGGATCTTCCTGCTGTAAATATGCTTTAAAGATTCCATATGTGGCAAGAATAGGGTGAAAAGCATCAGGCAGATCAGGCTCTGTACTGTCTGTTGAACCCGCACCAAAAGCTGCGGCATTACGTATAGCGCGTACATAAACAGTGGTAGCGCTATCAGGAGTGGGATACAAACGAACCTTATCTTCCCAATAACTCCATTCCCAAGGTTGTCCTGAACCTTCAGCGTTGAAAGGATAATTGAAATCACCGTAATCTCTACCAACGTAACTGATTACATGGTCATCTGTTTTAAGAGAAATTATGTCTCTAATACCTTGACTTATCGCATCGGGGGCAGCTGCGATTGTTGTAAGCGAATAATCTTTAGTGCCACCAGCAGTAGTAAAAGTTGTATACGACTCAAAAAAAGGAAATCGTTTCTCACTGTAAACAACAGTGTCATACCCTTGACCTAACATGTAGTTCAGAGTGGTATCAGCGATGTCGCTGCTATCAATGTCAACTACATTACGGACATGGGTTCGCATTTCTGCGATTGTCATACTACTCATTAGAAGCTTTCTGTCGAGTATGGGCTACGCATAAGTCTGACTCGCGGATAGGGCGCGCTTTACACGCTGCCCCTCCGCGAGTCATAGCGGAGCAATTATTTGAGAGTTCGTCTGAAGGAGGAACGCTGTCGGAATAATTCCAAGCAGCAGCACGCGATCCAGATACTTGACCAGGGGCGTAATGCGAGGGGGCTACACCACGCGTACCTGCCAACTCTGCACCTTTGCTGTATGCCATAGCGTATTCTTTTGAACTCATCTTGCTCCAATCATTATGTGAGGGCGAATACTTTCGCCCCCACATAAATCAGTTTAGGCAGGTGTTATACCGTAGATATAACCTTGGCGAGCGCGGTTGCTGATCGTCAAGTTGCCGTAGCACAGAATTTGTGCATATCTTGCATCTTGGTTCGTTGGTCGCACGAACGGAGTCGGCTGGAACCAAGTGTCGGTGTGAGCGACAAGACGTAGATACTTAGTATTAAGCATGTACATTTTGCCTTCTCCTGCCAAAGTACCGTCGTATGTCACAGGAGCGCCCTTGAACAGAAGATTCTGGAAACCAGCATCTGCTGTAGCAGCGTCTGTGTAACGGAGTTGTGGCTGAAGCAAAGCTTCGTACGCTTCGTACTGAGATTGCCCTGTCATCACGATTGTTGGTTGGTCATTTCCAACTGAAACATTATTGTACATTGTTGACATGGCTGCAAGAGTTATGGCACCTGCTTGGTTGGAAACCGATGATCTCCACCAAGAGTTGTCTGAATCTGTTGCATCAATTCCTCCGAAAGAGGAACCGCCAGCGTCATTGCCAAGACCGATGCAGGCTGCAAGCCCAAGCATGTCTTTGCCACTGTTACCTGTACCATTACCGAATAGCATGGTGTTTAGGTTTTCAATAATGGTTTCTTCAGTCTGCATAATCTTTCCTTCGAGAAGGTCGATTATTGCTTCTTGACCATTGTTTTTAGCTTCTTCAATACCAGTGATAGTCACTGTAGCTGCATACTGTTTCCAGTCGAACTCAGCGGCTGTGATGCCTGTCTGAGCTGTAGTAGCTATAGTGTCTGACCCTGAGTATGAACCAGCTGTTGAGTTACTTCCATAAATAATTGGAACAACGATCTTTGCGCCGCCACTTACACGCCGAATGGTTTGCCCATTAGTAAGCGCGTAAAACAGTGGTCGAGCAGTAAAGACGTTATCAGCCAATTTAGGAACGTAGTTATTCAGCGTTGTGCTGAGTATCTCATCAAAAGAGGTGTTACCCGCAGTCATAAGATTTTTCTCCTATTAGTTGTTTGATAATTGTTCTTGTGCCAGAGAAAAAGCATCTCGAATAGAATTGACTGCAACAACAGCACGATCCAAATTTCCAGACGAAGGTCCAGAAGCATCAGTAACAACGTTCGCTGCTTCTCGTTTCTCTTCAACAATGTCAGCGTTTTTAGCTTTTTGACGCATGTTCTCATAATTCATATGAGCATATGCGGCATCAAGATTGCCTATGTTGTGTTTCAGAGCATGAGAGAAAAGCTCATTCTGATCTATGCTTGTATCGTATTTGTTTTGCAGTTGATTCACTTCTTTTTGCAAATTCTGCTGTCTCAACGCTTTGTTTTGTTCTTCAATATTGGATTCAATTCGTCGCAGGCGAGCTTCATCGGGGTCCAATTCCTCTTCTGGTTCAGCAGAAAAATTATCTTGGTTGTCCAATCCAACCCCAAAAGCATCAGCTAAAGCTGAAACTGCTCCTTGAGGATCAGATTCTAAAGCCTGAACGATTGCCTCACCTTGAGCCAATCTTTCGCGTTCGGTAGCCAACTCTTGCGTTTTACGTGTGTAATCCGCTTGACGCTGGTAACCGTTCTGAAGTTCCTCCATCGAGACTTGCTGCATTTCGCCATCAATTTTGACGTTATACATCTCACCTGTAGGAGTTGCTTCTTGTGTTGAAATTTCAGGATTGCTGTTACCCAGTTCCGTTGTTTCATTATTTTCCATTTATGGAATCCTTTCGGTTATTCCTATATGACATCTCATTTTGTCCCATTACATATTGGGCAGCTCAACGCCCATTTGATTTTGTAACTGGGTCATAAGCTCAGGGGGTACCCCACCTGTAGCTTCAAAAACTTGATCTGGTATTGGGGCTGGACCCATACCTCCAGTCATAGGAGGTGGTGCCATCCCCTCTTCAGGAGGCATTCCTTCTTCAGGGGGCATACCTCCCATTGGTTGTTGTTGAATTAAATACTTTTCAGGGTTTTTAATACCGAACCCATCTTGCAGAACGTGTCTAGCCAGTTCTGCTGGATCAACAATTACGCCTACAAGAGGAGCCATAGCGTTCATAAGAGATATAGCTTGCTGTCTGCGAGCAGTCTCATTCAAAGGCTGAGTTGAACCACCCTCCACAGAAAAGTCGTACTCTCCGATAATGTCATCTCTCGAATAGGCAACATAATACTGTTGGTCGTCTTTGCCTGTTATACGAACCATCTGAGCATCAGTCATAAATTGTTGCATCAACTGCATTATGTGTCTGCCCATCTCACCGATAACCAATTCGATTACAGCAAGTTTGTCAGCTGCTCTAGCGTTGCCTGCATCAGCTATGATGCTGGCTTCAGTAGCTGTACGTCGTATCTCAGGCATCTGACCACGCGCATATTCTGATACACCACTCACAGTATTGATATCTTGTTCTATAACTCCTGAATGGTTATACATTTCAGGGGCTAAAGGAACCTGTTGCAAAGGCACAACAACTTCACCTAAAGAACGGTTCTCATCCACAACAGGAACGAATCTTCCATCTTCATCAGACTCTAAAGCTTCACGACCTTCAGGTCCAAAAGAACGCTCATGGTATAAATACTTACGAGCGTAACGCTTCCTGTGGTTAACCATCTGAGAGCGCGTTTTGTTTAACTCTTCTTGCAAAGATTCTATTTGAGACAAGTCACCTATAGGGTAGAACTGGTCTGGAACATCATAATTGCGAAGCATAATGAATGGATGCCCTGAGTCATAAGGCATAGGTATTGGATCTAAAAGATAGTCGTCGCTTTGACTTGCACAAACAGAAACTGTTCCTTCTTCAAGATCATAGTATTCGTAAAGAGTTACTCGTTCTATCAGATCAGAGTAATCTTCCCTTTCGTTATCATTATCCCAACGAACCTTCACACCAGAATCGGCTTGAATGTTACGACGAACAGAAGCTTTGAACCTTTTATCTTTCCTAACCTCTTCAACAGGTCGAACTATACGTTGAGCTATCCACTTTGCATCTTCTAAACAAGTAGCTTCAGGGTCAACATACATATCAAAAGGAGAAACACGCTCAACAAAAGGCTGATCCTCCACAACTTCCATCTCGAAAGAAGGAACTGAATCAATAATGTCCGCAGCTGTAGGAACGCTTTCTGCTTCAGCAGGGAAACTATAAACAAAATCATCAACCTCGTTTTGAGCTTCAGCAGCCATAGCTTCACGCTGTTCATTAGGGATAGCACGCTCTTGTTCCTTGAAACGCCAACCTACCTTAACCCAACCATGTCCAATAATAAGAAAATCTTTAACAGCTTGACGGAAAGGTTTCCTGTAATCGTGATGTCGCCACATGTAATTAACAATGGCTTCAACAAAAATTGCCCTGTCCTGATCCTCTTCTCTATTAGCAGTAACAGTAATCTTAGGATGATTAACAGCTATAGAAGGAGCTATCACATTGATAGTACTGAAAGCCAAATTGACAGAAATGCGATCAGGGGCTTGGGCGTAACTGTTATTAGAAACACCCCAATATGTTTTCCCACGATACATGTCGATCATACGTCGCCACTTAGAATCGTACCCTTCGTCGGTTCTCCAACGACGAGCTAACTCTAATCGGCTGTGTACGCGAGCAAATTTTTCTGACTTGGTTTCTCTTGCCATTAACTAGGCGCTCTTTCTACTTGAATACCAGCAGCTTCCGCTTCTGAAATAACTTTCTTCTCACGTTCTTTTAAAGTGAGATGCTGTTCATCAGCAGGCAACATAGATCGTGCTACGGAACCAGTGATGACTTTAACACCTAAAAGTTTTTGTCTCCATTCCCACAACTCTTCAAGTTCATTATCTGTTTTAGGACCCTTATGGATCTCAACATATTCTGCGAACTCTTGATAAGAAGCGTTCTTGGGTAAAATAGCCACTATCTATGGTTGTACAGAAGCAGGTTCTACTTTTCCTGTATGCCCATGCTGGTTGAAAGGTGTCTCACGTGGTGCCTGTTCATTGCTAACCTGCCTAGATCCACCTTCATCAGAACGCAAAGTAGCTTTCTGTGAACCAGTTTCAGTAGGAGGACCAAACTCAAGCACGTTAGTGTTCAAGTTAGGGTTGGCACCCATACCAGAAGCATTATATTTATTAGGTTTACTCATAAAAGGACTCTCCATTCATAATATGTCCTATGAAAGTACTTAAACTGTCCCACGCATTGTGTTTTTACCAATAGTATCTTGACCTGTAGCCTCTTGGTTCTTAGGAATTTGCCTTCTCCACCAATCAAAAGTCCAAGAATCATCAACAACAGGCGCATATTCAGGCACATAAGCATACTGGCGCATCTGATTAGCTAAAGCCAAAGACATAACACGGTCATCAAAAGGAGAACCAGACATGCCACCCTTCTCATTACGTCTATAAGTCCGCAATTCTGCAATAGTATGCTCACAATGAAGAATCAACTCCTCATTTTTCATAGCCTTAGCAAGATCATCAATCAACAAAGGCTTAGAAGTACGAGTAGTACGCCAACCAAACTCTTGAGTAATGCGATCCGTAGACTTATTCAAGGAGCGCTTACGAAAAAGCTTAGGGTACCCTAGTTGTCGTAGCTGTGTGATCGTAGTCAAACCATGATTGTTAGACTCCACGCAACATAAAGCATCGCCATACCACATGCCAATCCTATAAACCTCATGCGCCAACTCATCAGGCGGTATGCGCCCATGCCAAACCGCAACCTGTTCACCATTCTTAGCATCAACAACTTGAATACAAGAATAGTCACCATGACCTAAACCCTCAGCTGTATCAACACCGAGAACGTAACCATTCCATCTTTCTGGCTCCTGCCACACTGTAAACATTCTTACGAAACCCTAAACTCGACCACATTCGCGTGAGTCTCATGGAGATAACCTGATATACCTGCTCTAACATGACGACGCATATTGTCAAGCATGTCAAGATCGAAAACAGGATTACCAGACCGAACAAATGCCTCTTCGGGACTTGTCGGATATTCCTGTGCGAGCTGCCATGAAAGCATAGCTTGCTTCTTGGATTCATACCATGTCTCATCTCTGTCCTCCGAAGCTGACCAAGGGAAAAACATAGGGGAGAAACGGTTATTACCAGTCTCAGCCCCAGTCCACAAATTGTGAAAAAAGTTACCAGACCCATTAGCAGTAGACAAACCGATGATACGACC